CCACGCACGCCAGCGCCTCGGCGGGCGTCAGGTCGGCCAACGCCAGCGACAGCACGTACCCGCCCGCCTGCAGATCCACGACGATCCGGTGGGCGACCTGCAGCCACACCTCCCACGCGAACCGGTTAGCGTCGTCGAGCGCCACGAGCGCGGCCTTGATGCCGCACCCGTCACAGTCGTACTGCTCGAGCTCCGTCTCGATGTCGGCCTCGTCCCGGAACAGGCAGCACGGCGTCCGTGCCGGCCCGTCGTCGACCCAGAACTGGCAGAAGCTACGGAGCTGCGCGAAAGGAGGCGGCCGACGCCTCCACCCGCTGGTTCTTGGTCGCCAGGTCGACGAGCGCGCCCCGCACGTACGGGTCGAGCCCGAGCTTGGCGTCCGGCGTGCACGGCACCGGCACGAGCCCGCCGTCCTCGTCGCGCGCCACGATGCCGGTCCAGTCCTGGATCACCCAGTCGATGATCGCGGCCGACAGGCCCCGGTCGTCGACGTCCTCGACCATCTGCCCGCCCTTGGGCCGGCGCGTCGTGTGCGCCTTGCGCAGCGACTGGAAGTGGCGCTCGGGCAACAGGCGGATGGTGTAGCTCACCTCCGGGTCGGGATCGGCCAGCGTGGGCAGATCCAGCTCCCGGACGGTGACGGTCTGTGGCGCGTCCTGCGCCGTCAAGAGTCGAGCCATAGGTACGGGGCCCCTCCCCCGTCCAGCCGCCTTAGAAGGCGGCCAGTGAGTTCGCCATCGTGCGCGTGATGCGGAACGGGCGCGTGACGCCCGCCATGCCGGTCGGCGCCGCCGCCACTTCCTTCGCCATGAAGGTCACGGTCGGCTTGACCTGCTGCGCCCCAGCGAGGTTCAGCGTGATCTCCTGCGGCTCGAGGTACGGCCACTGGATCAGCTTCGTGTAGCTGGTCGCGCTGTTGATCAGCGCGCCCGTGTACAGCACGTCGCCCTTCCAGGCGCCGCCAACCTGGAGCAGCGTGTACATGCTGTTGGCCGACACCGTCGTCATGCGCGGGAACGTCACCGCCACGCGGACGGTCGGGAACCCGTTGTCGGCCGGCTCGGCGATGAAGTCCTGGCCGTACACGTACGGCGCATCGTTCACGCGCGTGAACTCGAACGACAGATCCTCGATCTGCACCGCATCGGCCGCCACCAGCGAGCCGCCCGCCTGCGCGTTCAGCCGGAAGACGCCGTTCTTGCGGAACACCTTCGTGCCGAAGCCGGGGACCGACATCGACGCGAGGGTGCTGTTGAAGTTGATCGAGGACGTGATGGTCGGCTTGGAGCCGAGCAGCCGGAACGACTGCGTGATCACGCCCGCGCCGCCGACGGCCTCGCTGAAGCCGTACACCCGGGCGCTGGTGAGCTCCTGAATGAACGGGTTGAAGCCCGCGCCGCCGTACTCGACCGCGAACGTGATGCCACGGCCCGAGACCGAGGGCGCCAGGTCGATGATGTGCTGGTAGGCGTTGCCGCCGGTGGACGAGACCACCGTAGGCGCCACCGGCGAGCCCATCGCGCAGGCTTCGAGGACGTAGTTGAAATCCTCGTACCGGGCGTCGGTCTGCAGCGTCAGGTCGGGCGCGGTGATGTCGCCGACCGCGGCGTTACGGAAAAAGCCCTGGTTGAAGGTTTCGTTCTCGGAGAACTGCGGCTGCAGCGTGAGCCCGGCGTCCGAGGTGACGTGCAGGGCGCGGGTGACCGAGGCGGCCACGCCCCACGAGTTGGCGCCGTACACGGCAAATCCCGCGCGGCTGTTGCGACCAGTGACAGACATGAGGGGCTCCTGTGTTACAAACGGGCCGCATACGACAGCGGCAACACGAGACGCGCCGTGGCATAGGTCTGCCCCGGGTCGCGTCCGACTTCATACGTCCGGCCTTCGTCGAGCAGGTCGAAGTCCCGCACCTGGCCCTCGCGCGCGACAGCCGCCACGAGCGAACTGGCCAACGTGACCAATCCGTCCATCGCCGCCGTCATGTCTCCCCCATGTGACCGTGCCACAGTCAGCTCGAACGTGTCGTACCGCGTCTCACTGAAGTCGAACGCGCCGACCGTGCGATAGGACAGCGGCACCAGCCGGTACGCGCCCGAAATCGTGTCCTGCGGCGACAACTCGAACCCGTACGGCGAGGCCGCCGGCGTCAGGTAGAACGGATCGGCCTCGACGACGGCGCGGACGAACCCGACGATCGACGAGGCGACGTGCTCGGCCATCAGCCCCGCTCCAGCGTCCAGGCGGTCGCGCCGCCCGCTTCCTCGGTGGTTTGGGCCGCCTCGTCGACGTCGATCACGTCGTCCTCGGTGACCGTGTCGAACTCACCGCCACCGGCCTGCAAGGCGCGCTGCAGCGCGACCTCCGCGGCATCGGCGTAGAACTCGGCCTTGTCCCGCCACGGGCCGTCCTGCGAGGTCGGCGCGGCGCGGAAGATCCACTCCAGCGTCTTGTACGTGACCGGCGCCCCGAACACCGACCGCCGGATCACCGAGAGCTGGCCCGCCCGCGCGCTGCTGGTGACCGCCGCCGACACCCGCAGGCGCACCCAGTAGCGCGGGCCGGCGTTGTTCACGCTCCGCACCACCCACCCGGCCGGCGGGCGCCACGTGATGGCCCCGCCGCGGCTGAAGGACTGCCCCGCCGTGGCCTGCGTCCCATCGGTCACCGCGATCGGCGTCCACGCGTCCTGCCACACGTCGATGGTCAGCGCGGAGGCCGCCGAGGACGGCAGATCCGCCACCCGCAGCGACAGGCCCCGGAACATGCTGGCGCTGCCGATGAACAGGGCGTCGGTGGTGTTGGTGAGCCACGAGCCGATCGCCACGTCGTCGGTGGTCTGCGAGATGGCCGCCGCGGTGCAGTCGGTGAAGGTGCTGGACTGGAACGACCAGACCTGCGCCGGCTGGACGCGCGTCCGCAGGCGTTCCGGGTCGAGCCCGCGCGTCTGCAGGGACGGCCAGAGCCAGTCCTCCAGCGCCTTGGCGCGCTTGTCGATCCACTCGACGCGGCCGAACTGCGTCAGGATGGTCGGCTCGTACGCGAGCAGGTCGGCGTCGGTCAGCAGGTCGTTCGGGTGCCAGCTCATGCCGCAGGCGCCTCCTCACGGGGGAACGGGTCGGTGTGGATCGGCGTCGGCGCCACCGCCTGTGCGAGCGGCTGCACCGAGGCGTCGAGCATCCGGTGCACGTCGTCCAGCGAGCGCGTCCAGAACGGCGTGGCCTTGGCCCGCCGGCCCCGCATCCCGCCCTGCGTGGCCGCGAACGCGAAGTCGACTTCCCACGCTTCCGGCAGGACCCGCAGCGCGGTCTCGTAGAAGGGCCGCGCGAGCTGCGCGAGCTTGTCGGTCGGCACCGGGAAGTGCCGCTCGTAGTGGTCGGCCGCGAACCGCGCCAGCGCCAGCCCCGACGCCGGAATCGGCCCGCCTTCGAACACCAATTCGGACACGGCGTCCACGCCGACCGCGTCGACCATGATCTGCACGGCGTCCTGGTAGGTCGACTGCCGAGCGCCGATCTCGCGGAGCCACGTCGCGAACTCCCGCAGCCACAGCACACGCCCGAGGCGCCGGTCCGGGAACATCAGCCGGTCGCGCACCAGAAGCGTGAGGTTCCGGTGCAGCGCCTTGCGCCGGCGCACCGGCTCGGTCAGGTAGCCGTAGTGCGCGATCTGGACGTCGAGCGGGGCCAGCGTCGGCCAGATGTCCGTGTTGCTGTCCCCCATCTGGGGCTGCTCGTGGACCGCGCCATGGAACGCGATGTCGGCCCGCCGGCGGAACAGTCGGACCGGCTCGTCGGCGAACGTGGGCGCGTCGATCTGGAGGTGGTTCTGCTTCAGGACATACCCGTGGAACGTATGCGCCTCGAGGTACTTCCGCAGCCCAGCCGCGCCAAGGAGCTGCTCGTCGGCGTCGATCCAGAGGAACCACTCGCCGGTGCACGCCGCCAGGACGCGGTTGCGCGCCTCGGCGAAGCCGCCCGCGAGATCCGCCACCGGCGGCAGCTCGATCACCCGCGCGCCATACTCGGCCGCCGCGCTGACGTTGGCGTCCTGCCCCATGCGCCCGATGACCAGGTCGTCGGCGATCTTGACGACCGTCTCGAGACACTTGGGCAGGTCGAGCCGCGCGCCCGGGCCGACGATGAGCCCGACCGACAACGTCGGCATCGGCCGCGTCGTGCGGAGGCGCTTGTCGTAGGGCCGCGTGCCGAGCGGCTGGCCCGACGGCGTGTACGTCACCAGCCAGTGGGCCACGGGGTTCCCGCGGGGCGTGGCCTGCGCGATCTGCAGCACGTCGATGGTCGCGTCGGTCTGCGTCCCGAAGATCGCCGTGAGGTCGTCGTACGCGAAGTGGTGCACGTGCCCGCGCTTGATGGGCACGCCGGGCGGCATCATCTCCGTGAACGGCCCCGACGGCATCGTGGCAATCACCCGGCCGCCCGGACGGACCCCGGCATGCACGGCGGCGAGGACGGCCTGGACGTTGGCGATGTGCTCGAGGAACTCGCCCACGAACACGCCGTCGAAGCCCTCGCCGTCCTGCGCGACCAGCGCCGCGAACCGCTCGTCGACGGTGTGGTGCTCAAAGTCGTAGATGACGCCCTGCTGGAACGTGACCCGGTCGGCCAGCCCGAGCCGGATCGCCGCCTCGGTGCCCCGGGCGATGTTGTCGGCCGCGTAGTCGACCCCGACCACACGGACGTCGGGAAAGTGCAGCGCCAGGCCGAGCGCGAAGGCGCCGTTGCCGCAGGCGACATCCAGGACGCGCGTGCAGCCCTCGAAGCGCGCCATCGCTTCGCGCAGGCGCTCGTCCATCTCGATCTCGCGCAGGACGTCGTGATTGGCCCGGTCGCCGTAGTCCTCGGCGGTCTGATCCTTGCCGTCGATGACGCGGTGACAGAACGCCACCGCCGCGTCGTCGTGCAGCTCGCGGGCGCAGAGCAGCGCCGCGGTGTGGTCGTCGTACTGGAGGAGCTGGCGCAGGACGCCGGGCTTCTGCGCCTCGTACCGGGCCGCGAAGAAGCCCATGACGTCGGCGATCCAGTCCTGCGCGATGGCGGCGTAGCTGTAGGCGGCCACGTGCTCACGCGCCAGCAGCAGGTCGCTGTGGTCGTACCATGGGTCCGTGAGCATGGCGCGGACCGTGCTGACGCTGGTGGCCTGATACTCCGCGCTGTAGGCATCGCCTTCGAGCAGGACACCGTTCGGGACGGTCTCCGGCAGGGCGCCCTTGCGCGATCCGACGAAGTGCGTCCCACAGGCCTGCGCTTCCACGGCGGCCACGCAGGAGGTCTCCGCGAAGTCGGCCACGCCCGGGTACCACATCACCTCCGACGAGGCGATGAGCCGGTAGAGGTCGGCCTTGCCCAGCCCGCCGTCGTACGTGACGATGCCGCCGATCTCGGCCTGCACCTTCGCCGTCAGCCGGTCGTAGTGCTGGCACATCCGCGCGACGGCGCTGCCTTCGCCGTCGTACATGCTGCTGTAGCGGGTGAGGTGCAGCTCGGCATGTGGCACCGCGGCCTTGAGCGCCGGCCACATCTGCAGGAGCGGCCCGAGGCCGCGCTCCGGGCGCGTGATGTAGCAGATCCGCCCGGGGACCTTCGGCACGTCGGGCACGTGCGCCGGGTCGAACCCGTTGCGCGTGACGTACGCCAGCCCCTTCAGGTCGGGACACTGCCCTTCCCACTGCTGCCGGTGGTAGTCCGAGACGTACACGTACCGGTCGACCTGCCACGAGGTCGCCATGATGGCCTGCGCGCCCTGGGCGTTGACCAGCAGATCCTGATTCCACAGCATCCGGTACCGCGCGCGGATCGGGTGCTGGAAGATGTGCCCCATGCGCAGGGCCACGAACACGTCGGGCTCAACGACATCGCACCAGGCGTACACGTGCGCGTCGTGCTCCCCGGCATCGTGCCAGGTCACGCCCCACGCATCGCGCCCCGTCGCGTCTGGCGCGAGCCGCTGCGCGAGGATGTGCACGACCTGCCCGGCCTGCGCCAGCGCGCGGGCCAGCCCGAAGCAGGCCGACTCCGACCCACCAAGGCCGCCGCGCCCGTCACGGATGTCCTGCGTGATGGGCACCGAGTGGACGTAGAAGGCCCACGTGTACGGCGTCATGCCGTCACCGCCTTGCCGCGCCCCTTGGCCTCGGCCGCGGCGGCCCGTGCGGCTTCGCCCGCGGCCACCAGCGGCGCGATCTCGTCGCGGAGCTGCTGCTGCCAGCGCCGCAGCACGTCGGTGCGTGGCGCGTCCTTGCACGCGATGATTTCGGCGAGCAGTGGATGCATGAACGTCGTCCCTCCCCAGAGACGGTCCCAGCCCGCCACCGGGGCGAGCTGGGACAGGGTGTGGCCGTGGTGGCCGGTGCGGCTTAGATGCCGCGGATGCGGCCGAGCGCCGACTCGTGGTGCACTTCGAGCGTGAACTCGCCGACCACCAGGTCGCGCTGGTTGTCGCCGGTCTGCGCGATCGGGATGCGGGTCCACGGGCGGAAGGTGCCCGGACGGACACGCTCCTGGCTGACGATCAGGCCCTCGTTGGCGCCGAGCGCGCGCGAGAGGATGACCTCGGCCGAGCCGAAGGGCCCGGTGTAGCGCCTGACGACCCGCTTGAAGTCCTCGGTCTGCTGGCTGTCCTCGACCTTGGTGTCGTTCAGGTTCGAGATCGAGCGGTACAGCGTGCGGCCCGCCACGATGGCCCAGTTCTCGGTCGGGCTCGCGCCGTTGGCGTACATGGCGTCGAACACGTCGCCGAGGTACAGGTGCGGGTTGGCCGCCAGCGAGGACGCCGTCACCGTCGAGTTGACCGAGGTGAGGTGGCCGCGCAGACCGCGCATCGTGCGGAACGTCGTCGACGTGCCGAGCGAGTTGGCCGCGTTCAGCACGCCGGCCACGATCTCGTTCTCCAGCATGTACAGCGACTGCACGATGCCCTTGGCCAGGGCGTCGTCGTAGCTGTTGCTGCCGTACGTCGTGAGCTGGAGCTGGCTGCCCGACGTGCCGAACGGGATGGCGTAGTAGCCGACCGTGTTGGCCCGGCGCACGCCCATGCGCGCGGTGTGGTCGCTGCGGTGATCCGCGCCTTCGAGCCCGGCGTGCGCGAGCACGCGGAGCTGGCCGCCGGCCGCGAGCGAGCCGATGCCGCTGCCGTCGTAGTTGCGGGTCACGGCGATCGAGTTCGGCCCGATGATCGAGGACACCTGGACGAACTCGGCCGAGGTCTCGTTCTGCAGGATCGTGCCGATGGTCAGCGCCTCACCGAGCCCGTTGACCTGGAACGCCGTCGCCGCCGTCGCCGAGTTGATCGCGGTCGACGCGGTGATGAAGTTCGGCAGCATGAAGTCCTCCACGTACTCGTGGAGGATGTTGCGCGCCGCGAAGCGGTTCGGGCCGCCCAAGAACGCCAGCAGCGGCGTCTCCTTCGGGATGAGGGGGATCGCGATGTCGCTGACGTCTTCGGCCGCGAGGCGGTTGGCCGCCAGGTTGAGGGTGTACGTGTTCTGCAGAGGCACTGTCTCGTCTCCTTCGCAGGAACTCCGTTACGAGCCCTGCTGCGCCTGAATCTCGCGCCGTCGGCGCAAATGCTCGCCGGTCAACTTGCCGGCGCTCTTGATGTCGGCCTGCAGTTGCGCGAGGGGATTGCCCACGACGCCGCTGCCGGTCTGCCGTGCCACGCCGCCGGTGGTGCCCATCGTCTGGCCGCCGGTCGGCTTCCGGTGATGCGGCTTGGCCTCCAGGTAGCTGGCGACCAACGCCGTGATGCCGCCGTCGAGCGGCTGTCCATCTGCGCCGAGGACGACCGGGTCCAGCTCGTCGTTGAGCGTCACCCGCTTGCCCAGCAGCTCCGTGAGTTCGTCGAGCGATTCCTCCCGCGCGCCAGCCGCGAGGGCCTCGGCCTTGATGTCGCTCGCGATGGCCCGCTTGAGGCGGTCCGTGCGCCGCTCCACTTCGGCCAGGAGCTTGTCGCGCTCCTTCGCCTCGCGCTCTTCGCGCAGCTTCATCGCCTGCTCGTACTGGTTCCGGGATTCCAGATCCCGGAGCTTGTACGTCTCGAGCTCCGACTCCAGCGTCTTGACCTGCTCGACCGCCACCGGGTCGGGGCTGGCCTTGGCTTTCGCCCGCTGGGTCGCTTCCCGAATCCGCGCATCGACCAGGCGCTGCAACGGCTCGGGCAAGGTCCCGATCGTGCCGTCCGCATTCAACGGCACGGACAGAACCGGGGGCGTCGTCGTCTCGGAGGCGGTCCCCTGCGGGACCGGCGGCGTCTCACTCACGTGGTGCATCTCCTGGCGTTGCGCCGGCAGGACGGCTGTGACCTACGAAGGCGACCACTTGCGCCGGGTCGCCGAAGGCTAGGACGGGCGATCTGCCGTGCGGCGGATGCCCGTGTCGAGGCGCTTGGTCAGGGCGGCGATCTCCGGCTCGGTGAGGCCGAGAAACTCGCGCTTGGTGCGCGCCTTCCCGGCGCCCGTGACCTGGTGGAACACGGCCTTGTCCTGCGGGCTCACGCGGCGTGAGCGTTGCACCAAGGTCGGTCCCGCCCGTCGTGCCATGACCTGACGTCTCTCCATGACCAGCATGCGGAGCGGGAGGCCGTGGTGTATTACCGCGTCCAGCCGAGGGTGACGGACGTGTCGGTCACCTCGACGATCTGCAGCGTGTTGAGCAGGTCGCCCGACACGGTCAGGTTCACCGTGCCCGCCGCCCCCACCTCGGCGGCTTTCTCCTTCGCGTACGCCTGGGTGTACGGCGCGAACGGCTGGCCGTGCTGGTCCCGTCCTTGCCGGGTGCGCGACCGGATCTGCTCCAGCGCCAGCAGCCCGAGCTCACGCATCAGCGCCTTGTCGGTGAGCCGGATCGACGACGGCATGCGGACGGTGCTGGTCAGGGTGACGGGCATGCTCACGCGGTCCTTCGGCCGCGCAGGGTGCGTGTGCGCGCCTGCGGACGGACGCGCGCCAGCTCGGCCTCGACTTCCGGCAGACGCCCGTCCGTCCCGCGCAGGTCGGCCGACGCACTGAACCGCGAGATCGGCGCCCACAGGTGCCGGCAGTTGTACCCGCCGCCCGTCAGGAACGGGTTGGGGAGCTGCTCGTTGTCGAGCGCCTCGATCTCGGCCCGCGTGTACACCTTCCCGATGTGCCGCAGGCAGAACGGGCGGATGAGGCTGTCCACCGGCCCGACGTAGGCGTAGAGCTGGTCCTCGGGCACCGGCAGGACATCGCCACCCGTCGCCAGGGGCGCCGGCGCGGTGGGGTCGTTGATGGTCGCGTCGAGCGTCGGGACGATGGTCTGCACCGCGACCCGCTGGACGATCGACACGTTCGTGTCGTAGAGCGTGGCCGCCCGGGCCCGCTGGCCATCGAGCACCGACGTCAGGGACGCGATCAGCCGCGCCGGCGGCTCGGCGCCAAGGACACCCCGGGCGGTCGCGCGCCACAGCGCCGTGGCCAGCTCGTCGCCCCACAGCCGCAGGTCCTCGCGCCCGGTCTCCACCAGCGCCCGCAGGAGCCCCGTGAACGCCGTCGGCCGTCCCGTCGTGTCGAACGCCAACGCCTGGCGGTACGCCTCGCTCGTGGCAGCGAGCCGCGCGAGCGCGCGGTCCACGCTGACGGTGACCGAGGTGTCGATGAGGTCGTCGTACCCGGCTTCAGTGAGCAAGCGCCGGAGGTTCGCCCGGGCCCGGCCGAGCGCCGCGGCGCGCACCGCCGATCCGGTGCGTCCGCTGGTGGCCTCGCTGATGACCTCGGGGAGGCGCCGCTCGAGACGCCGGAGGACGTCGGCCAGCTCGCGCGCGAAGGCGTCGGAGAGCTGGTCCGCATCCTCAGCCAGAATTTCCGCGAGGGCGACGAGATCGGCGGGCGTCAGTTCGCCCATGGCCTAACTCCCGGTGTCGTCGGCGTCGTCGTCGGCGCGGTCGTCGCGGCGGGCCGGGACGGACGCGAAGCGCGCGGCCATCGCCTGCAGGTTCGCCTGCCGCGCTTCAGCCGGCGTCGGGGCGGCTTCGAGTTCGGCGCGGATGGTGCTCTGCAGGTCGGGCGCCGCGTCCGGCAGGAACGTCGGGATCATCTTGGTCCCGAGCTCGGTACGGAACGTCGCCGACTCGCCGATCGGTAGCGCGAGCGCGGCCTGCGCCATCCCGAGCAGCTCGGACGCTTCAGGCGCGTCGAAGTGGGTGGCGTACTGGATCTGCA